AGCAAACTGAAACCGTTCAGGGAATCGATATTCATTTCTGCCATTGCCGGTCAAAGAGCCATCCGACGTGCTTAGTTCATGCCATGTCGACCAATCTCCCGAACTTTGATCTGATCCGCGTCCGGGTGTGTGGGTGACGATCAATGTTTCATTTCGCACAGCCGGGCGAGCATACCCTATTTTTACACCGAACGGATATATGGCGGTAGTTCGGTATTCACATGGAAGCGACACCCAATTCGACGTAAGTATTCCACTGCCGACGGTCATTTTTTGAACACATGCGCCAGTGTCGTTTGGAAGAAACGGATTCGCGTTAGGAAAACTTTCTACCGTCGATGAAATACCAACGATTTCCGTTTCAGATAACCATTGCCATCGATCGGAACGAAGATTTGTCGTCGTTGTGATTACGCCTGTGATATTCCCAGTTGCCAGATCACGAATGACCGGATCTTCTGAACTACTCGCCGGAAACGTGTAAGACGAAAAATGTTTGTCATCGGTTTCCCACTCGATTTCGAAATCAATGTGATTGTACGGGTAATCGCCACCAGTTGCTGTGATCGATACAATATGCGGCAAACCTGCATCGAGTGCCGAGGCGAAAGACGTTGCCGACATTCCCACAACATTGCTAATGGTCACACTGGCCGCACCACGAATGCCGTTCGCGGCTGCGGTGAATGTCATTGAAGCACTTCCGCCACTTCTGACCGCACTGGCGACAAGTCGATAACTACGCGTTGTCGTCGTATTGTATGTGTCAAAGGATTCTATACGACATCGTGCCTGTAGCCCGTTTGGTGAAACGTGCCACTTATCTGCGTTGATCGATGCCAGGTCTTGCTGGAAAATGGCATCTACGACAAACGGCCGATTGCTGTCACCAAACTCAGCAGACGATCCGGACGATTTCCATGAGTACCAGTACCACGAAGCATCATATAACGTGAGACCGGTATCAGCGTCAATCTGTCGATACCATAGCTTTACGCCTTGCCTTCCGGACGATGCTGAGGCAGGCGTTGACCCAATTGCTGGAAATGAAACTGATGGTGCAATTACACGGTAATTTCGAGACGCATCTGAATTGTCGATTTGGCAAAAGATGCCCCAGATGGTTCCGTCGGTGGCTAGCTGTGGCAGATACAACTGACGTTCCCAGATCAATTCGCCGTCAGTTTTACTGAAGCCACGCAGCGAAGCGATTTGATTGCAACTGCAGCAAAGCTTAAACGCCATCGCTCACCTCGCTGCCATTGGTGCGCAATCGCCGAGGAACCACCAGTGACCGTCGATCCATTCAGCTTTACCAAACGTGTCGATTTCGTAGGAATCGAATTCGCTGTGATTCCAGACCGTGATTTGTACGGATTGCTCTGCGTATTCCGTATCTGCCTGAGACCATCCGCAACGAGTCGCTAGACAACTGGTGGCTCCTGTCAGTGAATGTGTCGCGACATCGAGTGCGGCGTCAAGAATGACAGCACATTTGTCACGCCCAGCGATGAAACGCCCTTGTTTCGGCGTCTCATTTTGAAACTGGCGATTCCGTTCAGCAATCAATCGGTCAATTTGCTTGAGAGCTTTTTCGCCGAGTAGGTAGCCTTGTTCCTCTGCCATCGTTTTTAAGCCTCGTATGCGATGACGTGGACCTTACACGTTGCAGTGTTGGCTTTCAGGTAAAACGTGGCTGAGCCGTTTCGCTCGTATGTGTGCGGCACATATTTTGCCGCTGTCAGTTTGTCGCCGTAGACGCCGGTGGAGAACCCGAGTTCCACGTAGTTCGTCGCGTCCAGATTCGTGATTGTGACAATACCAACAGTGCCGAGATCACCAAACGACAGCGTTTCCTCAGTCGTCCCGATACTGACGATCATGTCAATGTAGCCAGGATTCGTCTGCGTGATTGATCGCTGATCTGGAAGATACTGATGTTTATATTGCCCATTGCTCACCTGCATGGAATGCGATAGTGTGATTTCGTTCGCCACAAGTCACCTCAGGCCAATGGAAGCAGTGAGAAGTTAAACAGCGGATACACGTTGTAAGAACCAAACACAGTGGTGTCCGGCGTTGGATTGTTCAAAACAGCCCCAGATCCGTTCAACGGAACTGGTGTTGTGACGTCCGTTCCGTCACCTTCCGACAGGATCTTTTCGAGCTTGTTGCTGGCGTTGCGTTTACGAAATCCGCAGTCAAGGATTTCCAGATCCCAGCCGTTTTTCTGCAAATGAATCTCGATTCCGACTTTTCGATATACAGTGTTGTTTCTGAATTCCTTTGGTCCTATGCTGACTCGCTGGACTTTCGCTTTGCCAGTACCGATCGTCACACCATCGATCGTGAATGACGAGCTGTTAACAGCGTCCTGCGTGTCGAGGATCCAGCTCGGAACACTCGTCATGTTTTTCTCGATCGTCACGATTCTCCGTGACACATCCCGCATTGGTGGAGGATCGCTGAAGTAGTCGCCGGCACTGTTCAGAATTGGCTTCCCGTTTCGGTCTTTTGCGGCCACGATCTGATACTGTTCAGTGCTCCACGTGATCTGAATAGGGTCACTGGCGGGATTTTCTGCCATCTCACGCGCAGAACTGTATTCAGCAGTGACTATCCATCCCTTCCACGGGTTGTTGTTAGTTGGCGTTAAATCGATGCAATAGGCAGAAGAATCTTCGTTATGAACGCTGCCAATCAGTGGGAGCCCGGCGGCAGACCCGACGGCGTAAGGCCCTTCCGACACGCTCGATGTCTCAAGCTTAAATACGCGTGTGTACGTGCGGATTCCTTGCGAGTTTTTCGCTTGCCTTCCTGCCGTATCTTCTCCCAAAAGTGTCACTGTCATGCGGTGACAAACTCCTTAAACACAGGAGCCGCTTTGCCGGGACCGTTGTTCTTGAGTGCGTCAACGATCTGTTTTGTCTGTGACTTCGTTTCTTTGATCATCGGATCTTGCTTCGCACCAAACATCGAAGCAATGACCGTTGACCATGTGTCCGCTTGTCCTGAAAACATAGCGCCGGAAGTTTGTTTTTCTGTTTTTGCGCCCTGCATTGCTGACTCGTTTCGAACATCATTGCCGAGCCAGTTTTCGGCAGTTCCTTTTAACCCCTCGCCCCATGTTTTCCATTCAGTGACCTTTGTTTCACCAAACTGTTTTGCGCCAGCAAGCAATGGCGCGGCCTTCTCCATTGCCGTTCCGAACAATGCAGTCAGTTTTGAACCGTCCACTGCCTGTGGTAGTGCTGCTGCCAGATCGGATGCCGCCGGTGCTGGTGGCAGTTCCTGAGACTGCAGCGTGTTCATTAAACCGCCAAGGCGATTCTGTGCTTCCTGAAGTGGTGTAACGCCTTGTGCTGCCGCTGCATCAGCATTGCCTGTGAAATGATCCCGCAAAGACTGCCCTGCCTCGAGTCCCCAGTTTGTCGGGCTCATGGCTTTCGCGATGTTTTTGCCAGCCTCCCACGCCTTCGCGATCATCGCCGCAAGCATCTCGTCCCATTTGACCTTGATCGATTCCACAACCACGTCAAAAGATGCTGTCAGCACGTCAGACAGAAACTTCATTTTATCCGGCAGCATGTTGAACTTTTGCAGGATCTCGTTCGCTACCGTGACCATGCTTGTCAGGTTCGGCAAAACTGCCGTCCCAATTTCACGGCCGAGTGTCTGCACGTTTTCAACGAGTGAATTCCACTGGCCTGTGAATGTTTCGTTGATTCGTGCCATCATATCGTGAAACCGACCACCTTCACCGGTGAGACTCAGCAAAGCCGTCTGCATGTCAGTGAAGCTAATCTGGCCAGCTTCCGACATTGTCAAAATTTCCGACGTGCTCTTGTTTAGCGTTTTTGACAGAGCTCCGATAATACCGACGCCGTTTTCTGCGAACTGCCGAATCTCTTGACCCTGCAATTTCCCTTTATTCATTACGTCTGTGTATGCCTTCGACAGAAATCCGAGCTTATTGGCGTCTCCCATCGCAAGGTCGCCAAGAAGCTGCAGCGTGCTCATGATCTGAGTGTCCGCGACACCTGAAGCCAGTAAGCTTTTTGTTGCATCAGCAGCAGACTCCAAATTGAATGAAGTCCGAGCTGCGAACCTTTCGACGTCTTTGAAAAGTGCTGCGCCTTTTTCAGCAGAGCCGGTCAAAACCTCAAATTGAATCTGTGCGGTCTGCGCGTCAGCCGCCAATTGCGCGACGCTTTGTCCGAGTGAAAGAATCCCGCCGATTGCCTTGCCGCCAATATCAGCAATCGCAATACCGCTCACAATTGAACCGACCGACGCAGCGAACGATTTTGCCTGACCTTGAGCTTTTGACAGCCCGCTCTGAAAGTTTCGCCCGTCAACACTTAGACGTGTGACCAGATCACCAATGACAGCCATTTATTGTGATCCTTTCAACATCTTCAGGTGACTGGTGATAAGTGCCGCTGATTGCTTTGGAGACAACGGCGGAACGCTCGTCGTCTTTTTCAGCCACGGCAGAAAATCAGTTTCTTCAATTTTCTGGCCCATGATTCCAGCAATCAGAACACCAAGTTTCGCGACCACATGAGCAACGCCCAAATCGGTTCCAATCGGTTCGACAAGGTCTTTCGCACACCATTCGTTGAACTGCTGGTGCGTCATTTCTTCCAGCATTGCATCGACGTCTAGTGTCTTCTTTACATGTTCAGCCAGCCGCAGAGCCGTCAGGCGTCTGGGGCTGCGTCTGAGTTTTTTACGAGTGTTTCCAAGTCCTGCGACGTGAACCCACTGAGTTCGAGAGCCACGTTTACAAGTCGCTCAATCACGTCTCCGCGTTTCTGGCCGAGTTGTTCAATTTGTGCCAGCGTAAACAACTTGCTTCCGGCATCGTCTCTGCAGCACTCAACCAGAATTCGCTCACGAATCTCAGATTTCTGCTTCGCTCGCTGTGCCTTGCTCAGTTGCTGCTGCTTGTCTTCCCATTCGGTCCGTTCTCGTGGCGTCATGCCCCAAATTGGGATCACCTTGCCTTCACCGAGCTCCGGTACTGGCACGTCCCGTTTCGCACGTTCAAGAGCTGGAGCAGAAAGAAACTCATCAGCACTGACAACAGTTCGAGTCATTCACAATCATCCTCTTCGCAATAGTTCGGGCCGGGAATGTCGTTTCCGTCCTCGTCATACCCGAGGATTTCGCCATTTCGAAAACGCTCCCGGTCTTCTGGCTCAATTCCTTTCGCCAGCATTTCCCGAGACAATAAAACCTCTGCCCTCTTGTTCTGCCATCCAACGCAGCACGCCTCAGACTCTTCATCTACTGGCTCTGCGTCACCATTACCGACGAGCAATTGACAGGAACGCTTATCAACGTCGATCTGCGTTCCTGCGACCCAATACCGCCGGCCGTTTCGCGTCGTCATGCCGTCGGCATCGGCGACATGAGACGCAACCAGCAAGTCTTCACGAATCAATCGAATCATCATGTGGAGTACGACAGCAGTTGATCAAGTTTCAATGTGACGTCGGCTTTCAGACCGTCATTCATTGCACCGGTGAAACCAAACCCAACACCTGCGGAAGTGAATCCGCAGTTTGTTGTGCCAGTGTCTGCGAATTCAATTTCCCAGACACATTCAGCCGGTGTGGTGACCAGATCCGTGATTGCCTGATGACCAGCCAACGCAGGAT